TCTGCTGGCTTACAACCTATACAAGCTGCTGGTCGTTTCGATGTTGCTCAACTTGTTTTAGGTGATCTTAGATTAAATATTAAGAAGGCTTTGTATAATGATATGCTAGGAAATCCTGATAAAACCCCAGCTACAGCTACAGAAATAGCTGAACGTATGGCTGATTTATCAAGAAGAATGGGCGCATCATTTGGCAGATTGCAAGCTGAGCTTGTTCAACCGCTTCTTCAGCGTGTGGTTTATATTCTAAAGAAACAAGGCCGCATTGAAATCCCAACAGTTAATGGTAGAGAAATTAAAGTTAGGTCTGTCTCTCCACTTGCTCAAGCACAATCTAATCAGGATATTTCTGTAGTATCACGCTTTCTCGAAATGATTGGTAATGGCTTTGGCCCAGAGATGTTACAGCTTTTAATTGATGGAGAGCAGACCGCTATTTACCTAGCTAAGAAGTTTGGTGTTCCAGAAAGCTTGATTCGAGATGAAGAACAGCGTAAACAGATTGCGGAAGCCGCGCAGCAATTAGCGCAACAACAGGCAATGCAGCAGGGAATGATGCCAGTTGAGCAACAAGGTTAATATTGGGATTGATGGTATCCATCGCAAATCTGAACGTGATGTTGAGATTAGCAAAAATATTGCCCAGATATTTTCTACCCCAACAGGTCAGGAAGTTCTGAAGTATTTTAGATCTATTACTATTGAAATGGTTAATGGGCCTAATGTTTCTACAGAAGAACTTCGACACATCGAGGGGCAGAGATACCTTGTAGGTTTAATTGAGCAACGTATTGCACACGCAAATAGGAGTAAACAATGAGTGAAGAAGATGCAGCAGTAGAAGCAGCGGCAGAAGATGGCCGTGATTTTGTAACCCAAGAAGATGTTGAGAAAGTAGAACAGACATCCGAGAAACCTGAGTGGTTGCCAGAAAAATATAAAACTGGTGAGGATTTAGCTAAAGCTTATAAAGAGCTAGAGTCTAAGCTAGGAGCTAAAGATGAAGATCTTAAAAATCAACTTATAGAAGAAATACAAGCAGAAGCTTTTGCTGATAGGCCAGAGACTTCTGGTGATTATCAGCTTCCAGATATTATTAATCAGGAAGAAGCTGTTGATAACGATCTTCTTAAATGGTGGTCAGAGCATTCATTTAACAATGGATTTTCTCAAGAAGAGTTCGAAGAGGGCATTAAGATATACTCTGAGTCTGTTCTTGGTTCTCAGCCTAGCTATGAAGAGGAAGTCTCTAAGCTTGGCGATAATGCTGATGCTAGAATAGATGCGGCATCATTGTGGGCTAATAAGTTTTTTCCTGAGTCAGCATTGCCAGCTATAGAAAAAATGTGTGAAAGTCATGAGGGCATTATTGCTCTTGAGACTATAATGACAAGTATGAAGGATGGATCGTTTGCTGGCGATACAGCATCAGCATCTGAACTTAATGAAGCTGATCTTAGAAAGATGATGGATGATCCTAAGTATTGGAAAGATCGTGACCCAAACATACACAAGCAAGTTGCTGAAGGATTCAAAAGGATCTACAGAAGCTAAGGTTCTGCAAAGGGGTGAGTATTACCTTACCCCTTTTACCTTAAATCATATTGATGAAGTTATACTAAACCTTACTAAAGAGAATGTTAAAGAGCTTGTTTTATTGGGTTATACCGATATTCGAAAAGCTCTTATTGATATGCATAAAAGCTCTGAGTGTTATTTATGCAGAAAAAATAATGATAGTTTTATAATGATTGGGGGTCTTTGGTTTGCTGAAGATCAGGAATGTCCTCAAATGTTTGCAATGTTTTCTGATAAAATTAAAGAAAATTTTATTGCTATGGCTAGAGGATCTATAATGTTTGTTAATTACTTTGACCAGTTTCATAGCGGTTTATCTATGACAATACTTAAAGAATATGAGTTTATTTTAGATTGGGCATCATGGTTAGGCTTCGAAGCTGTTGGCATAACATCTAACAATGAAATCGAATATGTTGAATTTGTGCGTTGCAATCCAAATGAAAAAGATGTTTATGATGGCACATTGCAGCCCGTAATACACTAAGAGGCCCGATAGGATACCCTTGTTGATGTGATAAAGCGGACACCTGTTAGTAACCGTAACTTCAATAAGGAACTAATAAATGGCTAATACAATAGACACAGCCTTTATCAAACAGTTCGAAACAGAAGTTCACATGGCATATCAGCGTATGGGTTCTAAGCTACGGAACACAGTGCGGACTGCTAATGTAACTGGATCAACTGTTAGATTTCAAAAGATTGGTACTGCGGAAGCAACTACTAAATCTCGTAATGGTAATGTAACTCCTATGGAACTTGCACATACCAATGTAGAAGCAACTATGGCTGACTTCTACGCTGCTGAGTACATCGATAAGTTAGATGAACTCAAAATCAACATCAACGAGCGTCAAGCTGTAGCCCAATCTGCTGCTGCTGCTCTAGGTCGTAAGACTGATAGCTTACTAATTACAGCTATGGATGCTGGTGCTAACTCAACTCAAATCCATGATACAAGTTCTGCTGTTGAAAAAGCAGATCTACTATCTGTATTTGAAACATTTGGAACAGCTAATCTTCCTGAAGATGGACAGCGTTATATCGCTATGCATCCAAAAGGTTTTGCTGACTTGTTCTTAATTACAGAGTTTGCATCATCTGACTTCGTTGGTGATCAAAACTTACCTTTTGCTGGTGGTATGACAATGAAAGAGTTCTTAGGCTTTAAGATCTTTTCAACGTCTGCTGTCGCTGCTGGTAAGAGTATGTGCTATCACACAACTGCTGTTGGCTTGGGTATCAACTCTGATGTTCAAACTGAAGTCAACTACGTTGCTGAGAAAGTATCTCACCTTGCAACATCTATGATGTCCATGGGCGCTGTTGTTATTGATGACAACGGTATCTATGAACTATTAGACAATAACTAGGAGGGTTAGAAAATGGCTTATAGTGCAAGTGGACTAACTCGTATTGGTGGTGATTCAAATGGTAGTATGTGGAGATACACAACTACTGATGCAATTGCTACAGTAAATACTGCTGGTTACTTTAACGATTCAGCTAATATGCTTGCTGTTCGTGACTTGATTGTAGTGCATGACACTAACGCACCAACAACAAGTTTTGTAACAGTTTTGTCTAACACTGGTACTGTTGTTGACGTATCTGACGGTACGGCAGTAGCAGAAACCGATAGCGACTAAGGGATGGGGGCTTCGGCCCCCAACTTTCTATGCCTGATTTTGCAAACACAGCAATAAAAATTTGCTCTCGAGCATCAATGCTGATTGGTGGAGATCCTATCCAATCATTTACAGACGGAACTACAGAGTCTGATATAGCTGATGCAGTATATGAAGATATTGTTAGGGCTGCTTTAACAAGCAGTCGTTGGCGTTTTGCCACCAAACAATTTCAATTAAATAGATTAGCAGATGCCCCAATAGGAAGATGGGATGCTACCTATCAGTTACCAGCCGATTCATTAATGGTTAATGCTTTGACCGTTCAAGATCTTCCAATTGAATATAACATCTATGAAAATAAAGTTTATAATAATGCAAACGCTACTGATGAAGTAATTGCAGATTATATTTATCGAGCAAGTGAATCTACTTGGGCACCGTATTTTACGCTTGGCGTTCAGTTTTCAGTTGCTTCTGTATTTGCAGTCTCACTAGCAAGGGATGCTTCTTTGTCTGCTGCTATGGATCAGCAAGCAAATGTCCAATTAATAAAAGCTCGAAGGTTAGACTCTCAAGCTCAAACAACTAAGAAGCTTAATACAAAAAGGTTTATCTCTGAAAGGCTTAGCTAGTGCAAAAGATTCGAGTTCCGCAAAATAGCTTTCAGTTTGGTGAGGTCAGCGACTCATTAGTAATGCGAACTGATACTGGTATCTACACAAGCTCAGCACAAAAAGTAGAGAACATGATTATAACTGCTGAAGGCAGTGCTAGAAAACGTCAGGGCTTGAAGCATATATATGATTACTCAATAACTTATGATGCTAGTAATCCAGATCAATCGCATTTGTTTCCTTTTGTTTTTGATAATAATGAGCAATATATTATTTCTATTGAACACGCTAAAGTAAGATGCTTTAGAGTTGTAGATGCTGATACTGTAAGTTTAGTCGCTACACTAACTGCTGATGCTAGTAGCGCAGCCTTACCATTCGATAAAGATTATTTAAAAGAATATACTGCTGCACAAATGGGTGATGTAATGTTTATATGTCACCCATTATTTGCTCCAAGAATATTAACAAGAACAGGCCTTACTTCATTTTCAATAAGCACTTATACATTTGATGACAGATCAGATAGTAAGAAAACATATCAACCTTATTCTATATTCCAAGGAGTAGGCGTTACCTTAAATCCTGCGGCTACAACAGGAAGCACAACCTTAACAACAAGCTCTGCTTACTTTGATACAACAGGAAGCCAAAGCGGTGGTAACTATCCTAGCTCATTGCATATTGGTGTAATACTTAGATACGAAGAAAATGAAATACAAATAACAAGTGTCCAATCTACAACACAAGCGACTGGAACAATATTAGATAAATTACAATTACGCCTTAATGTTACTAATCCATTAAGAGCTAGAAATGGAAGTACATCTGTAGAAGTTACGCAAATTAATCATGGTTATGCTGTTGGTGATTCTCTTGTTTTCTCAGCAGTAGATGCTGTTGCTGGAATAGCTGCAACAAATATAAATGGAACTAGGGCTGTTGCATCTATTGTTGACGATAATACTTATACTATTACTGCTGGGGCTGCTGCTACATCTTCTGAAGATGGTGGAGGCAATCCACTTATTGATACTCACGCTCCTACAACAGATTTCTCAGAACAGTCTTGGTCTGCTAAACGAGGTTATCCAGCAGCCGTAGCTTTCCATGAGAATAGATTAGTATTTGCTGGCACTATTGCAGAGCCAGATTCTATTTATATGAGTAAGATTGGGGAGTATTTTAATCATGATGTTGGAACTGCACAGGACAATGAGGCTATTGCATTAACAGCAGCAACTGGCGATGTGCATGAAATACGTCATTTGATTTCTAGTCGTGACCTTCAAGTGTTTGCTGGTACTGGTGAGCTTTATGTTCCCACCTATCTTAACCAAGCCATTACACCAACAAATGCTCAGATCCGTGAGCAAACTCCATATGGCTGTTCATTTGCAACGCCTCAGTTAATAGATGGAGCAACTGTTTTTACACAAGCTAGTGGTAGAATAATTAGAGAATATCTATTTACTGATAATGAAGATGCTTACGCTTCTACTGCAATATCAACTATTGCTTCTCATTTAATTAATACCCCTAAGTATATGGCTGTTGTTCATAGTGGTTTTGAGCAAGCAGACTCTTATGTTATGATTACTATGGATGATGGCGATGCCGCAGTCTTTACATCTAATCGAGCAGAGAAAAGAGCATCTTGGACTGAGTTTACAACTAATGGACGATTTGATTCTGTGGTTTCTATAGATGATAGATTGTTTGCAAACATCTATGATGCAAATAATAAATTAAGATTGTGTGAGTTTAAGACTGATATTGGTTTAGATTCTTATGTGTATGGAGCAATATCTACTAATTCTGTTACTGTTAGTTCTGCATACGCAAATGGCACAACTGTTGATGTTGTAGCAACGAGTGGAAGTCAAAAGGATTACCTTGGGGAATTTACTGTAGGTTCTGGTGCTGTTAGTCTAGCAGCTTTTTCTACTGCTGGATATACACACGCATATGTTGGCAAGAAGTTTACTTCAAAGATTATATCAAATCCTATAGATGCATCTGGGGCTGCTGGTCCATTAACAGGATCTCTTCGAGGAATTACAAATGTTGTTGTAGATATGAAGGATACTAGATCTATAAAGGTAAATACTAAGCCTATAAATATTGAAACATCATTTACTGGTAAGAAAGAAGTTAGGTTGATTGGATACGATAGAGATCCTAAAGTAACAATAGAACAAGACAATCCACTATCTATGCAAGTTAATGGATTTATTACGGAGGTAATTATTTAATGGCTATAGATCCGTTTACTTTAT